TGTTAAATCCCACTCCCAAATACGCCCATCATCGTTATGCAATCCAACAAGGTTTTCGCCAAAGTTATCTAGCTGCCATGTTGTTGCCTCTTGAGGAACACTATCGCTTGTAACTGATCTTGGCTGACCATAATAACCAGTGCCATAAAACCCAAAACCAAAACCAGTATTAACAGCCGCATCTTCGCGACCAGCCGCTAAATCATCAGGCGTAATATCGTAGCAAATCCCTGCGCCTGTCATTGCTATTAGTTGGTCATGTGAGCCACCAGCAACCCAAGCTGTTCCATCGTTAGATTGCCATGAGTGCATACCCCTAACAGGGTTATTAGCAAACGCTGCCTTTCGTGTTGTCCAACCACCAATAGGCTTTAAACTACCGTCTAACCACCGCACTAAACTACCGTCACGCCATCTATTTGACGCCTCAAACTCTGTGCCGTTTCTATAAAATCCTGCTGGTAATTTAATTGGGACTAGTGACATAAACCGACATATCCTCGTTTGTTACGTTGTGAGTAATTAACACTTCACCGTCTTCTACCTGACTATCAAAATATTTATCGACAGCTAACCACCGTCCGTATGACGCTCTCATTAATCTTATTTTTTCAGCAACATTGTCTTCAGAAACTTCTGTGTAGTTGTCAGCATCATTCACTGAAAAGACGTTATAAACTGTTTCAGAGCTATCTAATGCGTTTATTTCTGCATCTGTTAAAGGATTACCATAGGCGTAAGCCAGAACATCATTACCATCAATACGAAGTGTCTTGCTACTTACAGAGGGCTTTACAACACACCAATCAGTAGGATTATTATCTAATCTGGCTTTCATAGCTGTAACGGCTTCTTGCACTTCATCTAAAGTTTCGTAAGCTACTTGGGCATAAATATATCTAGTCATTATGTGCCACCGTAAATTGTACCACTATTGCTAAGAGTATAAGAAACGCCACTATCATCTATAGCTTTACCAGCATCGCCACCTTGACATTGTACAGATGTAAAAGCACCACGATAACCTCGGCCTCCTGTTGACCCCCAGCCGCCGCCACCGCCTGATTGACCTGTGTTGCCTCCTGAAGAACCATTTGCCCCTGCCTCGCCTCCTGCTCCACCATAAGGATTACTATAATGAGTGTGTCTAGTCCCAGGTAAAATTCTACCGCCTCCCCATCCACCGCCTGATACTTGGTCTTCACCAGACGATGTTACACCAGATCCACCAGCTTGAGCATTAAAGCTTTTAGACCAAGTTCCGTAGTTAGGAGAGTTTGATACTGAAACTATCCACGCTGCTTGATTAAGCTCACCACCAAAACCAATCCTAGGTCCGTTACCATTACCTGTTCCGTATATACCAAAATCCGAATATTGAGGGCCATTAGTAGTATAGTTAGGCCAGCCAGTACCATGATTATCGTTAAAGTTAGCAAACCCGCCTTCAGAGCCACCAGCTCCTCCGCCACCGCCCGAATAGGAATTTTGAGGCTCAACGCCCGAAGAGCCACCGCCCCCTCCACCACCAGCTATATAAGCCCCAGAACTATTTGTAATGGTTACGCCACTTACACCCGAATTTATTTTAATAGCAGGGCCGCCATCTGTTCCTGTGCCTAAATTTGTTGTGCTATAACCAGAGTTATAAGCACTTGTTGTTGGGTGTGGTAAATTTTTAACTCTAATACCAGAACCACCCTGACCGCCTTTACCTATAATTTTTCCATCGTTAATTATAGTGCAAGGTATATCAATCGTCAGTGCCGCCGTTGTTCTGCTATCTGACCAAACCCACATATTTGACGGTATACGCAAAGTACCGCCCGATGATATGTAAGTTGACGCAGTGATTTCTTGTCTTTGGTTTTGGCCGTTTATAGTGCCGCCAGACGTTAATAATTCTTCTGAGCTTTGACCATAATATTCAAAAATTGAGTTAGTTGCCCCAGAAGCCTTACCAATAATATCTCTTATATCCGCATCATTTAATGAACAAGTCGTGCCGCTAGAGCCTCCTGCCTCAACATGAAGGTCATTGAGAGATATTGGCCCTGAAGTCTGTAACGCCATTAGACACTACCGTAAGCTGTTACGTTTCCTGTGACCGTTAAATTACCACTAGCATCTAGCTTCATTTTGTTAGAGCCACCTGTTGCAAAATATAAAACACCGCCGCTTTCTGTAATTTTCCAATTACCAAAAACAACACCGCCAGAACTATCGTATACAACAGCTTTATTATTGACGACTGTTCCAGCCGCAGCACCATCAAGCAAATCAAACTCTGTAGAAGAAACGCCTGTTGCCCTTAAATCTTTTGCATAATTTAAATCGTCATGCGTACCAGTAAAACCATCAATTTTATTTAATTCTGCCGCCGTTGTCGTGACAGTTGTGCCGTTTATTTTTAATGCGCTTAAATCAGGTGATACAGTGCCAGAGTTGCCGTTGACCGTATCTTGTACAGCCGTTAGTGCCGTATTGATTGTCTGACCCCATGTGTCCTGACTACCACCCACTGTTGGAAGTGTTAAATTTAAAGCCATTATAATCTCCTATTTATTAACACATATCATGTTATGCCGCTTCCGTCCATGTCTCAGATGGTGTGTCGGTTGTTTCTGTCCATATTTCTGCGCCAACAGAAATTTCTGTGTAAGTTTCGTCTGGCACACTAATTTCAGAAAATGGAAAACGTGCCGTTCCTACATCTACTAGCCCTGCACTTACTGGATTTGCAGAGAAAACAATAGTTAGCGTTAGTGTGCCTGTTCCTATCGTCGGATTGCCAGTGTCGAAAGTTGCCGCTACTAAATTGTGCGTTTGCGTTATTGTTGGGCTACCGACAGTTGGGTTTTGCGTAGCTATGTTAGTTCCAACAAGATTATAACTTACGCTTGCTGTTGGGCTTGCTATAGAAACTGCGCCGCTATCTACATTAGTTCCTGCAAGCTGATAATCATGGTTAAATGTAGCTGTGGCTATGTCTACCGCACCAGTGCTTATAGAAGCTGGCTGAAAAACTAATCCATAAAGTAAGGCGGCTGCATCTATTCGTACAGAACCAGTAATAACGTCAGGCGGATCAAAGCTTTCAATCTCCACCATAACGGCATTTGGCACTGTGGGTGCGTTTGCCGTATAAACAGGGGTTAGGCTGTATTTAACAATACCTACGTCAGCAATTGACGCTCCTGCTATGGGAGCAAAGCCTAGCATCTAGTCGGCCTCTGCTATGGTGTTACCCTCTGCCACCCATGCTTGTATGGCTTGCCAGTGTCGGTTACCTTCAGCACCCATTGGCACTGACCATTCTTCCCCATCAATGGTTGCGGTTACACCTACATTGTTACCGTCAACGGCTACATATTTAACTAATTTAATATTCATTTATAACTCCGCATCATACCTAACGTACCCATTATTATTATCACTTTCAAACCTCATTCCTGCACTGTTAGCTATAGAACCGCTTATACCATGAAACCCTATAGTAGCGAAGGAAGTGTTACATCTGTTTTCGGTGCTAGTATAAGTTAAACTGCCAGTAGGCCTAGCATAAAGATAACAATTTGCTGTAGAAAAACTAGGCTTTACTCTCATTACTTGAGTTAATGGGCCACTAAGATAAGCAGATGTAGTATCTATAGAACCGTTGAGAAAAATCGTGTAATAATTACCTTGATGATGCTGAAAATACCTTTGGCACTTGCGGAGAGTAGTTTCATATGGTTCATGCTCGAAGGGTGTACTTTGCGACCCAACTTCTAACTGGACGCCTGTGATGTCTAGTGTCCAAGCATCCGTTGAAGTATCTGTATCTTGACCAATTAAAAAAGAACCATAGTTACCATTGCCAACTGTTTTACCTGATATAGATGCCATCGTCACTTTGAAGGTAAACCTTTGCCATGTAGAGGTTAAAGTTAAATCTTGAACAGTAGTGTAAACATCGCTTGAGCCGCCAGAACCAAAACTCTGATGAAACTTTACGCTTAATTTACCAAGCGTAGATGGGTTAGAACCTTTAGCGTAAAAAGACAAAACCATGTCACCTTGAAACTTAGCAACGTCCTCAATCCTTGTCATAAGAAAATGGTTGTCATTTCCAGAAGTGCATTCGTGCCGTAAGAACTTTGTAAACTCAGTTGGTAGACCAGTTTCTCCACCTACGGTAACAGTCTGCTGCGACTGATTGTAAGTTGCACCAGAAGCGTTAACACGAAAACGGTCAATTGTTTTATATCCCGAACCTGTCTGGCTACTTACACTTGTTGAGCGCTGGCTTATAATCATGGAACCATTAGTCACCAAATTTCTGTTACCAAGCTGTCCATCAGTAGGAAGATTGTCTGCGAGTTTTCGTGCGTTGCTCATGTGTTCCTCCTAACCTACTAAAAATCCTGCAAAGTGGCAGTGATTTATATAAACGCTTCCACTATGACCACTTCTATATCCCACGTTTATATAATCATTAGCAGCCAAATTTAAAACTGTTGAAGTTCCAGTCATAGAATTAGTTGTGTGTGCAGTAGCTATTCCATGAGTATCGCTAGGAGTAATATCATTACCATTCTTTTTTATTGTAAATTGCTTACCAGAGTCATAACTAAAAATAGCGTAATTAAAACAATAAGCTCCTGCTACTGGGGCGGTAAATCTTCCATTTGATGTATTAAAGTTATTTCCTTTATCAAATTGTTCGTTGACTATGTTAATTATAGCACCAGAAGTAAAAGAAGTTTGTCCAGCATTGCCTACCGCTAAAAAAGCTGGTTGATTAGGCATTGTCACATTGCCTGAACTGTCTATGTTTATTCTACTTGTTGCATTAGTAGCTATTAACATCCCATCAGTATTATTATCGTACTGTAGGTATCCTTTATAAATGTCTGTGCCTGTTGTTCCATCACCCATAAGAATACTACATTGGTTAGATGTGCCGCTTACAAGGCTAACTTCTGCGTTTCCAGTAGTGCTTAAAGCACTAAGCTGACGTAGAGGTGACGTTGTTCCCACACCTATAGAGCCACTGCTTAACAATAAGTTGCCACTCATAGTATCGCCAGAAGCATTGACGTATCTCGTATCGGCTGCACTTTTGGTATAGTGATCTGCGCTTTCAAAAGTTAGAAAAGCAGTAATAGTAACCTCATCTCCTGCGGCTGCACCAGAAACAAGCGTTACCGTGGTTGTGCTTGCGGAATAGTCACTCTCTTCGAGCTTGATACCGTTCATATGAACCATCAGGTCTGACGGTGAACAGGCAAGCGTATTACCGTTTGCGTCAGCGCCAGTAAAAGCTGTCTGATTAGCCGTGGCTTGATATGTAAAAATGTTAGCGGATTGTCTGCTAACTACCTTAGTGGGGCTACTACCGATATAAGCCATTTTAGTTCCTTACTCTGGAGGTGTGGCCTCTGCATTAGCTTCGGCGGCTGTTTGAACAACTTCTAAATCAAACGCTTGCGTTACTTGGGCGTCTTCACCTACAGCTAAAGCAACATCATTAGCGTTGCAGTGAGCCACAAGCGCAGCAATAATTTCATCTTTAGCTATTCTAGCTCGATTGGTTAACGCATTGTCTGCCCAATCTTGTACACTAGCGGCTGCATACTCCATGCACTTATTTTCTGTGTCTGTTAAAGTTACTGTAATGTCTGGCATTTTAATCTCCTATGATGGTTTTGTAGGCCAAGTCACATCATCTAAAGATGTTGCACTATCTGTTATGTCTCTTAGCGCCTGACGGTAGGTTGTACGCTCAGAACTCATGGTTAGGTCACTAGACGCCCACCAATCGGTTTCTGCTAGTCTACGGTTACGCTCCTCGCGCAGTAGCCTCATTGGTTCTGCATTTTCTAGCTCAGTTTTCTTAGCTGATACCGCCGACCATGTTGTACCAAAATCATCAGGATTGTCACTTTCTATGGCAGAGCCGTTAGCATCTGCGCCTGTGACTTTACGAAACATTTCGTTAAACTCTGCCTCAGAAGTAGGTTCGCCACGTAACACCCATTCGGTTACGCCTAGTTCTTGTAATGCTGTTGCTATATCTGTCATTTGTTTATCCTTATGCTAACTTAACTATGGATATATAAGTTCTATTCTGGTGGGTTGTCATACTGCCTCCGCTGTTATGATAAGCCCATAATTCAAGATAATCATTTGCCGTTAATGTAAGTATGTAACAATTTTGCATTACAACTTGTGCAGAACTATTTGCAGAGTCACCATTCTGCAACCATTCATCAGCCAAACCTTTAGAAGCATTTGTGCTTCCATTTAATCTTATACCAACATGGGCTTGCTCTGCACCACCATGATAACCAACTTGACCATTTACTAAATAAATACCAGCGTGTTGGATTGTTATTCTATGATTTGATGATCCATCAAAACTAACATTCTCATTAAACAATGCACTGTTTAGTTCTATTTTGGTTGAAGTTGTGTTGCTTATAGTTTGACTAGATGAATTTCTAAAAGCACCAGCAACCCTATTAGGAATACTGATAAGTCCATTACTATCTATGTTTAACCCAGTAGTACCATTAGGATTTTTTAGGCTTGTAGTATTACTAGCTGTAGTAATAAGATCATTACCACTAGTGTTCTGTATCGTATCAACTTTTAAGATAGAACTCATTGGGCTATCTCCATGACTGTCATTGTTTGGTTGCCCCAATCATAATTAAGACCAGAACTGTTGCCTCCAAACGACCTGTAATAAACTCGATACTGTCTACTTGTTGTGTTTCCTGCCGTTTCACTAACTACCATACTAACATTTTTATGCTCATTATGATTAGCCACCCCAGCATTATATTCAAACGCATCTCCATTACTCCCAGCGCCTAAACGAGTAGTACCATCTTTGTAAATTGCTAAAACTATACCATCTGTAGTGTTACCACTATCATTCTTTACGTGTACCACTGCCTTAACAATAATTAGAGATGATGCAAACTTAGGTGTAAAATCTAAAAGAACTCCACTTGCTACATAAGAAGTTGAAGTTGTCATAGTTTCACCCGATGATCCTGTTGGGCTTTGATAATATTTTACTTGAATAACATGACCAGGAATAGCCACCCCATTGCCAGTAGTCTTTTCGTTTATGGTGTCTACCTTTAGGATGCTCATTAAGCTATCTCCATACAATGTAAAAACGAGCCACCACCATTATCATTAATTCTTGCAATGGATGAGCCACTAGATCTATTTGCATAGACTGTAAAAATTAATGGGTCAGTAGTTGAATATTGGTCATAAAATGTTGATGTGTGTGACCTCGTTGAAATTCTACCGCCAGTATTATTTCTATGTGACTCTGAAATGGCAGGGTTTTGTCCTCCACCATCCATTGCACTAACAAAGGTGCTACCCCCATTAGTCGACACATAAATTGCAACGCTCATGTGCGCTCCATCATCTACAATAGAATGATAACTGAAATTACATAATATATAACTACTAGACGCTAGTTTTGGTGTAATTGACACCCTATAGTTGCCAGATACTTCTGCTAAAGTAGTAGAGGAAAATGTACTTGCGGCAGTACGAATACTACTTGTTTTCACTTGAATAACTTGTCCTGCACTAGGAATAACCGTTCCACTACTAGCATCAAGCGTCTGACCAGACGGTACAATAATCTTATTAGCATTACTGCCAGAGCTAAGACCTTTTAGATTTTCTACATGAAGTGTACTCATATAATTACCAAGTTTCCATTAACTGTAAGCGTAATATTAGCCGCTATTGTTAGAGGCCCATTACAACTAGCATTTTCAGTGCTTGCTATGGTTGTGTCTGTGGACATTGTTTGATCGTTTGTCTGAAACAAAGCAGTCTTCATTGTGTTTTGCGTTGTGTCATATATTGGCGCTCTAATGCTGCTTTGGAATGTGCCGCCTTGTGACAGGCTAGGGGCATCTGCAACGCTAAAGGTGTTGTGGCATGTTATGGTTATTTCGTCATCTAACGCAGCCGCCGTACCTAGAACAACGGTAGTACCTGAACTTGCCGTATAGTCCGATGGCTGTAGCAATATTCCGTTCTGATGGACTTCAACTTGCCCCACATTATATACCGCATTGAACGTGCTTTGGGATGCAGTTGCGGTATACGTGTAAACCCTTCTTGTACCTTCGGTTAGTGTCTGTCCAATGTATGCCATGTCTGTGTCCTAACCTAGTAAACGTCCACTAAAATGATTTTCGTGAGCATACATACTGAAACTCCCAGTGCTTCTATCACTTGTTACTAATTTAAAAGTGTCATTGGCATTTAAATAGACAACTTCGGTATAATCTACTTGCGTATGACCACCGCCGTTACCTGTCTGTTCATACCTGTTTCTTACAGAGCTGTTCACATAGCTGTATAAATCGAAATATTCACTTGTATCAAAAGGATAGTAAAGGGCTTTATGGGTAAATATGTATTGACCTGCGACTGGAGCAGTGAAAATTCCGTTTGAGCTGTTGTATGAATTAGACTGGTTACTTCTTACTTCATTGAAAACTAATGTAGTAGTGCCAGAGATTGATTGGCTAGAAGTTCTTTTTGCATTAAAAGCTGGCTGATAAGGCGTTGTAACACGGCCTGAACTGTCTATAGACATCTTTGTTGTGTTATTATTAACTTGGTCAAAGTTTAGAGAATTAGTATTCTGGTCTATTCTCAAACCATAAGACACAGTTGTATCGCTTGGGTGAATAGTTAAGGCAGCATCCCCTGCCGTATTACTCCTAGCTCTTCTAACAAGTAATTCACCTGTCATGCTATCGCCAGAGGTGTTTACAAATCGTGTTTCACCAGTAGCTAAATCTTTAGACTTCCCCATCTAGGTGATCTCCAAAATACTCATAATAACATCACAACTACTAGCCGCGCTGGACGTAACTTTTACGCTGTCACCAGTTTCCATAACTACTTTTTGATCACCACCAACTACGACCAGGCTTCCACCACTAGGCACGGTTGCAGTCTTAACCATAAAGTGATCATTAGACCCATCATTTAGCGCCACATCTACTGTAATCGCTGTTGTCGTACTGTTAGAACAAGTAAGTCCAATGATGGTGGTTTGCGTAGAAGCCGCCACCGTGTAACTGCCTACAGTAGCCGCAGATGTTCCTATGTTTCTGCTTAGTTTTCTTTTAAACGTGTTTGCCATTTTCTATCCTAACGCAATCGCCATAGCTACTGGAACCGCCGCACGAGCATCAAAGTCATCCGCCGCCAAAGTAATAAAAACCGTTGATGTACCAGAAAGATTTAACAAAGAACCAGTTGAGCTAGACGTTAAAGTTCTGCTTAGAGTTGTGCCACTATGCGTATATGTACCAGTGCCAATTTCATAGTCATTTCCGCTCTCGATAACGTAACGCACACTGTCACCATCACTTACACCGCCATTTGCAAAAGTCCTAAAACCAGTAACAGCATTGCCCAACGTAATCGTGCCTGTGCCTGTCGTAGTCGTTGTGACCTTTACTCTGTCTGCTACTTTAACCATCTACTAGCTCGGATCTGGTATGCCTATATCTAACGCAGATATATCAAATAAGTTACCGCTGTTGACGGACTGAGAAGCGTTCAAAGCGCCTGTTACTAACAACCTACTATTTCCTGTATCTGTAATTGCAAAATGTGTTGCTGTTCCTGTGCCAGTAACAGAAGCATCGCTGATTGCCGCCAAAGTGACCTTACGTCCTCCGCCAGTCCTGTCGGCTGGTGAACCTATGCTAATGCTTGTTGTATTGCCTAGCGTATAGGTTGATGTGGCCTCTGCATATGTTGTTGCTTCTTGGCTTGTTATGTCAAATCTGTTGGCCTCTGTGTCCAAAACGGTCAATCCGTTATCCAGTATTCTGTCTGCTATACTTGCCATTAGTAACTCCTTATCCTAATTCTGCGTCCTGCACCGCCAGTTTTTGATCTTTCACTTTCGCTATTTATATCACCAATTGCTTTTTCATACAATGCCGCCCAGGAAGCCATCCTTGCATCATCTTGTAGATATGGCGCTGAGTGTATTAATGATCCATATAAATAAGCATCTGGGTAATTTGTTAAAACCCAATTAGATGTCGTTTGTGCGTTTAAGGGATCTATTGTTTCGTAGTATAACATTTCTAAAGTATAAGTTGCATCTGGCGTTGGATGCACCTCTATAGAACCATCTAAAATTGTATATGATGTTGGCCTGCCCACTGCATCATTGTTAGCATCTCTTAATTTAGAAATCTCTAATGCACTTGTTTGCTCTAGCACTGAAGTATCTGTTGCTGTTATTACAAATCTAATTGGCTGCAAAAAATCGCTAGGAAGACTTGTATACTGAGTGTCTAATTGCGCTGTAGCACGTTTTTCCATACGCCAATGCCGCAACTCCCTGTTCATTTTAGTTTCCGCCAACTTTACAAAATCAGGTATAACTGCGGTCAAATCATCTCTGTTGAGAAAATCAGCAATACTTGCTTTTAACTCGTCAAATGTTGTCAGTGCCATCAGTGTAATCCTTTACTTTTACACGATAAAACTTTTGCATTGTATCGGTTTCATATTCTTTAATAATCTCAACTTTATATTTTTCGTAGCCAGACATAAAACCTAGACCAATGTCATCTACATCCATTTCATATTCTGTCATTTGCCTGCCTTTTTCAAATATTCGAGCAAATCTCCTACTGATCCATCTCGCCTGCTCACGTCCATTGGTATTACTTTTTGAAACTGAGTATACACATTCGGACGGTATTTTCTATTACTTAATCCCAAAAACCCAAAATCTTTTGCATATTTCATAGCTCTGTTTGTAGCTAATCTGTTTATTTCCATTGGATTTAATTTTGTATCATACTTTGCAGCTAAGTCTTTTACTTCCTCCAGGGCTATAGGAAAAAACCTATCTATGTCCTCTGTAATATCATAAAAACCTTCTACTGGCTCTTGAGTATAATGGATATAATCACCTAGCCCCATTTCTGGACTATAACTTTCATCACCAAAATAACTTTGTGGTGGATATTCTTGTAAGACAACCTCTGGTTGTTCATTCATTCTTGTCAAACGAGTTCCGTAACTTAATTCTCTTTCTTGCCCTCTAATATTTGGATTTGTCAAAAATTTGTCAGGATCAATAACTTCAAGCGGTTCGTCAGAATAATGGAAAAGGTCTAATAATCCTCTAGCTACCCTTCCAATAGTATTTAACCCCCTTCTAGCCATCATTTATTCCAATTTTTTATGATTTCTTCTAATTCTTTAAGCTCTAATCCATCTGGCATACCCATAGGATCTGATGCCCAATCAGGCAATAAACCTACCTTTTGGTCTGCATAGATAGTATCAGCACCGCTTGCCGCTCTGTTTTGGTCTGCGAATGGCCCAAAGTTTACAAAGCTATTTTGGCCTCTTGTTTCTGTTGTCATAGCTCCTCGCGCCTCTGGGCTAAACATACGGCTATGTTGCAACCAGGCTCGTTCTTCGCCTTTGCTTCTAAATTGTGGGTTTCCTGAACCTAAATGACCAAACATATCATGGACAACTCTAAAAGCATCATTTGCTACTGCGTCTTCTTTGTCACCTACAGTACCAACTTTTGTAAGTAAAGGATTTGCCGAAGCGTCAAAGTTAGGATTGCTGCCGTAACCAAAATCTGTAGGAAACACTGTCAAGTTTTTATTTTCTACTACATCTTTAAAACCCAATGCTGGGGAAGAAGCATATGGATCTTCCATACCTGGCTTGAGAAACGTAAAGTTTATGCCTGTATCTTTCAACGCATTGTATTGCGCCATTGTCTCTTCAATTAACGCCTCATAAGCTTTTTTTACTTTTGGATCATCTGGATTGTTTTGCATCTTTTCATATGCAGCAGCTATAAGTTTAGCTCGTTTCTCATCTTGATCTGGATAACGTAGATAGTCAGGCACATCTATGCCTTGATCTTTTAAGTATTTTTCTTCAGCAGCCTTTACTTGCGCAATGTCTCTTGATGAATACCTTTCATCATCTATTCTTACCGCAGCAGGCTTACCTGGCCTTGACAACATATTGACATCAGGGTTTGTTTCTAGTGTTTCGCCAAGAAGGTAGGGTCTAGCCTTTTTAGCCATACCAGCAAACTCTCCTACTTTTTGCGCCACTCCTGCATATGGAGCTACAAACATATCTACAGGAGCTTCCAAACCAAACGCCAACAAGTCTCTGTTCAATCTATCGCTAGAACTTTCGCTCATGCCTAGTTTTTCTAATTCATTAGAAACAACTCCTGACGCACCACCTACCGCCGCCTCAAGACCTGGCGCTAATCCTTGCAAAGCCCTCAAACCCTTACCAAGTGGGCTTAGATACAGCATATCTTGCATGATAGCATTTTTATTTGTTGTCGATCTATTAACATTTGGTGGTTGCATAATGTCTACAAGCTCTTGCATTGCATCATTAAACACTTGACCACCTTTAGTTTCTGAGAAACCTCTGGTATTCCTATCTCTAGTTATAAAATCCCAAATGGACGCCATTATGAACCCAGACCTGATAAGTATTCTTCTATTTCTTCTTTTGTTACGTCAGGTTTCTGTAGTAGTTGCGCCATTCCTACACTAGCTGGCACTACTGATGCTGATATATTTCTTAAATGTGCGAACTCTGGGTCAAATCTAGCAAACGGACTTCTTATTCTATTTCCTTTTTGCACCAAAACATCCGTAGCTGGTTTTCTTGATTGATCTTGAATTGCTTCATTATATTCTTTAAGTTTTGCTATTTCATCAGAACTCATTCTTTCTAAAACATCTTTGTCTAATGGTGTGCCAGTAGGCGTTTGTGGGCCTCTATCTAATACATTAAACAATGTTACCGTTTCTAAATTTTCTTTAGGCATATTCCTAGAAATATTGTCTGTACTTGTATAAAATTTTTTACTTGCATCTGGATAAAATGCGCTTGGCATTACGTCTATTAGGTTTTCTTCACTCTCATAAATACCTTTTGTTGGATTATATCCTGTCGGTGATTTGTAAGGTATAGAAAAATACGAATTGCTCATCGTATCAACCATTGGGTCATTTACATCTTTTTTGACTAACAAAGGATAAATTTGATTATTTGGTGTTTGGTTTCCTACTTTTGCATAACTCGCAGCAACAGCAGGATTATCTGTCATAAAAACTGTACCATCGCTTCCACTAATAGGAACTAAACTTGGGCGATCATCAAAAGCTTTAATGTCTGATCTTTGATAACTACTTGGTATTTCGTCATGTGCGCCATGATACAACATTGTGTCTGTATCAAAACCCATATCTCTAGCTCTTTGCATCCTAGCTTCAGTGGACATATCAAGTGGTGTGTTTTTAGCTAAATAATCTGGGTCAGCTAACGCCATCATTTCATCTGTTATTTCATCTGCTTGCCCTGCTGCTCTTTTGGCTAATATATATTTTGACATTTGTTCTGCCGCATCGTCTTTGCCTGACAGCAAATCTAAAATACCTTTCGCCAACCTAGAAGCTGTGTCTATACCCCTACGAGCCATTACCACTTCACCTTATTAGCCCAATATGCTGCTGACATCTTGCCTTTAGCTATATTCTTTGCATGACGTGCCTTGAATGACTTAGCTCGTTTAGTCATTTTTTTATCACCTGTTTTGCCTTGCTGACCAAAGCGAATAGTTTTGATTTTGCTACCTTCTTTAGCAACAACCACATGTGATTTAGTCGGGTGGTTTGGCGTTCTTTTTGGTTTGTTGTAACCACTAACACCAGCACGTTTGAGGCGGCTATCTTTTTTCTTTTCACTCATTTATGGCCTTAGTAAATAATTTTCGTAAGCTCTTTCTATTTCTTCGTTTGTTGCTAACGGCCTCAGTTTTAAAGCTTCTCTTCTAAATTCTAAGAAACTTAAACTATCTTTTGTGTAAAAATCATCCACCGTTCCTAACATGTCTGGTAAAACATTGCTCGTTACTTTTGGAGGACTTGGCACGTTAATTGATGCAGAGTTAGGCATATATGCCGCATTAGCGGGCATACGCATGTCTGGATATCCTGTTGTTGGCACATAAGCATTACCAGGGTTCGCACCAGACCCTACATAGTTTCTTTGCGTATTTGCTGTGACTGTTGGCGTTGCCGTAGATGTCTCGTACACATATGGCGTTCTTGTGCCTTGATCTACACCGCCTAGGTCATCTAAAAGATTACCCATTACACTAATCATACCACCACCTTGATATCGTCCACCGCTTGCTTGTGGGCCACCTCTATCTGTCATGTCTGTAAAATCTCTGTAACCTATTTGCTCTCTAGGTGTGTTTTCTTGCCCATATGGTGTTACTTTAAAAACATTACCTAAAGCTGACAACAAACCACCACCCTCATAAAATGTGCCAGAGGCGTTCATACCCCCACCATCTCGCATGTCTATGTCGGCTGGTACATACAAACCCTCTTCGGTGTAATATCCATAGCTACTATCGCTATTGTACTGATTATAAACATCACTGCCTGGCTTTACTTTTGCAGTTGCGCCTTCACCACCACCTTTCGGCCCAGAAGTGCCAATGCGATTTTGCGGATCAGATCTGCCCATAACAGGCGAAACTTTTTTGTCCTTAACCAGATCATCTGGCCTACGTTTTGGGCGTAAAGAAATGTCAACCATTACTTCTTCTTGCCGCCTTTTTTCTTACCTTTATGATAACCTGGCATCACTTCTTCCCCTTTTTCTTTTTAGGTTTTTTAGCTGTTTTAGCTGCTTCTTTAAAAGCTTTAGCTGTAGGAGCGCCTTTTGTTCCTGGCTTTCTCATTTTTTCTGGCTTTTTGCCTGCTGCTTTTTGCGCTTTTATGCGCTTACGTTTAGCTTGAATATTAGCATATAATCCACGTTTAGCCATGTGCATCTCCTATACTTAAATGCACACTAACACATTATGCTATGCCACGCAAATTCCTTCTTATAGGTTCACCCCAATTTGTTTCTGTCTGCTTGCCAACCGCTAAATAACGCCAAGCATCAGCACCATGAGATGTCCAATCGTGCAATGGTCTACCGCGCCAGGTTTTGTTTTTTTCATCAAACTCTCTACGATATTGCCTTAGTGCTTCTATGCCCCTGTTGCATTTTTCTTCATCAAACCAACATCTGTTAAGCATAGAACGTGCAGCCTGTATTCCGTCCTCTATGCCTAACTTTGGGGCAATAGTAACATCTTGTATTCCTAAATTATGTAAGGTTTCTAACCTTGACTTTCCTGTACCAAGCTCTTTAACCTGTACATCGTGGGGTAAGATATGATCCATGTAGTGATAATTTTTGTTACTAAGTTCTTTTGCATAATGATCTAGCCCCACACCAGAGTTTTCATAATAGTCTATCACCCTAATCTCTTGCCCGACATATTGCGCAAACCAAATAGACGTACTGTCACCTATACCTAAATCCCAAGCAGTAACAACACCAATACTAGGATCATACGGCACTGATGTTATTCTGCCTTCTTGCATAGCTGTTTTCATTTCCATTGCATAATATGCACCGACAATGGCTGCTTCAAACGAACATTCAAACTCTTGTTCGTATCTATCTTCACCCATTGTACGCTTGGCTTCTTCTAGCTCTTCTGGATCTAATATGTCTGTTTCTGATGCTTTAAACATCCCAGACCACCAGTCCTCGTTAGTCTTAGCATATTCGTAAAGTTCCCAAAATTCGTTACGCCCTTTAGGTGTTGAAATAAATGTGGCGCTACCTTTTCTGTCAGCTAATGACGGTCTAATAACTGTAGTCCAAGCTGATGCTGGGAAGTCACTATGCTCATCACAGACTACTGCATCGTAATAAAGACCGCGCATAGCATTATAATTATCTGCACCATAGAGGCGAAATCTGCTTCCATTACTAAAATCTATCCTTAACTCACTGTGGTTTACTTTGATGTCTGGAATGTCTCTGGTGTATTCTAATGCGTAATCCCAAGCTACTGCTTTAGCCTGGCTTCGATACGGAGCTATATACGCTACCCTTACGTTATCCTTTTGAACTGTAAAACACGCTCTAATTAAATCGTTAATAGCTGCCACTGTTTTACCAAAACGCCTATGAGCAACTAAAACTGCAAATCGTTCTTTACGATCATGGTATGCCTCAACTTCTTTACGAGGCTTATAGTTTATTTCTATTTCTTCCATGTGAGCTTAACCATATGTTCACCAGATGCGCCTGTACCGCTAATCTGCATGGGAAGCACTCTACCCATTAGTGACATAAATGATTGTGGGTTCTCTATAGCCTGATGCTCAAGATAATGGATCATACCTTCCTTCTTGGCATCCTCTACAAATCTAGGGTCAGCTTTGCTAGGATCATCGTATCTTGCTAAGACAATGTTTTGTCCTGCTCTATCTGCTGCCTCTAATATAGCATCTTTAAGTAGTCTTGGAACTTTATTACCTGTTCCTTTTTTTCTACCAGATCCTTCTATTTTAGTTCGATGTTCTTCTTTTGTACTCATATGTCCGTCCTAATAGGGTACTACCATATATAGTGTAGGTTAACTGATTTGCTAAGAAAAGGAAACCCCCACCAGCCTGTGGGAACCAATGGGGGGAGGCTCCTGTGTAGGGAGGGTCACGAGAGAGCCTTCCTAACCTGTATCACACATTAGCCTACTTTCATATTATTAAGATATTCTTTGTACGGTTGTAAATCATTTTCATCAATATAACCTTTTCTAATCATATGTTCTGCTTCCGAACCTACAATATATTTTTCACAGACAGGCTGGTAATTTTTAATCCTAGCTGCATTAATCTTAAACGTATCAGGTTTGTATCCTTCTGATGTCATTGGGTATACTAACTCATTAAACTCTGGACGTCTTGGAGCTATATCTTTTGCAGCCTTACTAATCTCTTTAGCAGTAGGCCAGGTTCTACTTTCTAAGTTTGTAAGCAAAGCTTCCTCAAAATCTACAAACCAATCTGTATATTGCCTGCTAGGAGCTAACTTAATAACCCTATCCACAAGAAACTGTGCTTCTGTTTTCATTGCATCTGTATTACCTTGAACGGCTCTAGGTGCATTTAACCTGGCTAACAACTTCATTGTATTGTTTCGTAATTCATCATTTCTTTGATTATTCATAGCTTAATCCTAATTCCTCTAATGTTTTTTTCATATTGTTTTCTTGTGGAGCCTCTATTGGATCATTCCATCTCCTACCATTCAACCAAGTAGTCGGATGTGGAATAAATTTCTTTTCTTTGTCTTTAACTGCTTCTGCATATTTTTTTGTTGCTTCAATTAGAACATCAAACTCTACTTCAAGTCTTATCTTTGGAAACAATGTGGCCGCTTTATATTTTTCAACTTTTCTTGGATATGTGTCCCACCACTCATCAAATTCTGTAATAGTTTTATGAGTAGTATTCATGTATATATTGTTATTACTTCCAAGGTTATTACTTCCAAGGTTAGTGTCGCGTTTTGCCATAGGGGGGTGTTGCATTTTGCTACTAGGGTCTATGTCGTTTTGCGACATGGGGTCTTCTAAATGCAGAACATAAAAATTAGATGTAAAACCACCGTCTTCTCGCCACCGCCTTTGCCTAGAAATTAAACCTTTTGTTTCTAAAGTGCATAGATGTCTATGAACTGCGCTTTTTTCCATTTCGCAACATTTAGATAATCTACTTATGCTTGGAAAGCACTCGCCTGTTTCTCCATTATGGTGATCTGCCAACCAATACAAAACAATTTTTGTTGCTGGCCTTAAATATGGCTGTTTCATTGCCAAAGCTGTCATATAGTGTGACATTTATTTTTACCCTTTCTGTCCAAATAACTTTCGGTTATCTTGACGTTGTTATGTGCTGCTGCCTGTGGCACATTCCTTTTTACCTCACACTGGCCCACATTAATTTGTGGGTCATTTTTTATTTGTCAGTGAGAAAGTAATCAGACAACACTTTCACAGTTTCATAGTTAACATTATCTATCGCCCCATCACGCACACGATATACTGTATGGCGTGACAAACCAGTAGCATTACAAACCTGTACAGGACTTTTGTTTTTCAACGCATCCTGTATTTTACCTAATGATAACAGGTCTGGTTCTAACCACTCCTTGTATTCTTTTGAAACCACTTTCATTTTTTTCCTTTTTTTGTTTATTATGGGTTGCATATAAGATACTAATGTGTATATTGCAAGATACAAAATAAAACAAGAGGTAAAAATGGATAAACTATCATTACATCGTATAAATCACGTTTCTCATTTGTTTATAACATCATCTGTATACAAAGTATTGGTTGATACAAACATTGCACCGACAGATGCAAAAAAGATTATTGATGCAATAGAAAGCGGCATCAACAGTGCTAACGCATATGATGAAATGTTACAAATGGAGTTAAATAATGCCTAAGAAGTTACCTGAAAAACTGTCTAAACTTATTGCTGAAATAGGCATGACAGAAAAAGATGCAACATGGGATGTGCATGGAACACCTGTTGTATTACATAAAGCTTGTGAAAAAATAGCTGCATTGTACGAAATTGTTTTTGACGTACCCACAATGTATGCACAGGATATTAATTCTAAAGAAGTAGCAATGTGTGTTGTTGGTCATATGGGTGACAAAACAGAATGGGCTACTGGTGAAGCTGCTCCATATAATAACAAAAACAATTATCCGTTTGCTATGGCAGAAAAACGTGCCAAAGACAGGGTAATACTTAAACTAGTCGGTTTGCATGGTGATGTTTACAGTCAGTCAGAAGCAGACGAGTTTCAAGAAGCACAACCTAAAAAATTAATGGATTTAGACACAGACGCAAGAGTAGATGCTGCTGTTACTTTCTATGAAAATTGTTCTGCTGATAAGTTTGAACAAAATGAAAAGCGTTACAAAAATTTACTAAACAGCCCTGACCTTAGTGAACCGCAATTTGATGCTGTTGTTGAAGCACATGATAAAAGAAAAGTGGAGTTAAAATTATGAAAGTTATTACAATTATCGGGCGTCTTACCAAAGACTGTGAAGTTCGTAAGAACGACAGAGGGGAGTTTGCAACCTTTTCTGTCGCGGTTGATGATGGTTACGGAGATAGAAAAGGAACAATCTATTTTGGGGTCAACTTCTGGCGAACCCAGCTTGCTCAATATCTTAGCAAAGGAACCCAAGTAGGTGTTACTGGTGAATTTAAGACAAGAGAATATGAGGGTAAAACCTATATGTCTATAAATGCTAGTGAAGTTAAATTACTAGGAAAAAAACCTGAAAACAACCGTTACGCAGAAGGTACCAAAATAGACGAAACAACGTCCAATGAAATACCGCCACAGGATTTTGACGATGAAATCCCATTCTAAAATACAAGTTTATGTAAGAGATGGGAAACTATTGCCTGTCTCTCAATATGATGCTGAACAACTAGAAGACGCTAAACAAGGTCAAGCCTACAACTTGCAAGCAACAGGTAAAAGGTCAAACCCTCACCATAGTATGTATTGGTCTATACTTAGAAATACTTGCAAAGCTACTGGACGCTGGCCTACAGAAAAACATTTGCACAGCGAATTAAAGTGGGCTTGCGGTTATGTCAAAATGCGTTGGAACTCATTAGCCAGCGCCCATATGAGAATTATGGATAGCATATCTTTTGACGATATGAGCCAGCAAGAATTTAATCAGTATTTTGAATTGTCTATGCAAAAACTATCAGAAGCCGTAGGTTATGATGTCCTCGAAGTATGATGGCATATATAAAAAAGGTGATGAGCAAAGTGAGCAAGAGATCAGCGCCTATTTAGGCTACAGATGGAAGTGTGAAATGATTAAACAAGGTCATTACGATAAGTTTGATTACATCGCAAAAAGAAACAACAAGATTTCAGCATTTGTAGAAATTAGGTGTCGATCTCACCCTTACGGAAAATTTCCTGATTGTTTTGTATCATTAACTAAAAAAATTAGAGCAGACGAATTAACCAGGGCAACAGGTTTAATGTGTTTTTTTGTTGTTTCATGGGATGATCAAATTGGTTACGTTAATCTTGACCAGCATTTCGATTTAACAAGAAGCGGTAAGAAATGGAGCCGCAGAGATAACCCAGAAATATCAGAATTATTGTGTAAAATACCAATAGAAAGTTTTGTAAAATTATGAGTAATTTAGCTAACAAACCACCGTTAGGACAAAAAGAACCTAAGAAAAAAAAGGATGCAAAATTTCTTAACAAAGTGCGTCAACAAAAATGCTGCGTCTGCGAAAGGTTTGGTGAAGCACAAATATCACCAACAACAGCACATCATCCTATCCATGATAGGCATGGTTTCATTAAAAGGTCAGATGGTGAAGCTATCCCCCTCTGTGAAGGACACCACCAAGGTTTATGGGATAACTCCAAGATTGCTATACACAAAGAACCTAAGTTATGGCAAGAGACATATGGCTCCGATTGGTCTTATTCTGTCCAAGAAACAGATAAGTAAAGCACTGGCCCTTTTTCTGGGTGACAAAACACTTTTTTAGCGTTGACGCTGGTTACTTGCGCATCAGTGTGATACACAGCGCCCTCAAGCCCATCCATAGCAGCTTTTAGTATGTTATCGACATCAGGCTTAGAAGCAGGCAATATCGCACCATATTCGGCCTCTAAACGCTTGACCTTGGGCCATGACTTAGGAATATCCATAAACGCTATCATTTCTAGGTGACAGAACTTGCTAATTACTTCAAGCTTCATTTCTTTCATCTTTGCCCAGGCTGCTGCTTGGATACGACTTTCGTAATCTTTTGTTTTCTGTGGTGTATAGGTGTGACCGTTACGAGTAAAACGTGGCCTACCTTTACCTATTGGTTGTCCAGATATTTCTATCTCAACCTTTTTTAATATCCTGCTCATAAACTTTATGTATGTTTTTTTAATTTTATTTGCAATTACCTGTTGCAATACTGTATCACATATGCTACATATAATGTATAAGGTAAAAAGGATATAACATGAGCAACGTATCAACAGACATAACTATTACTGTAAAAGGTCAAGATCTACAGATAGACATTTATGCAGACGTAGACAGTGACCGTGTGCCAGACAATATAGATTTGACCTGGAACAGCAAAGATTTGCCACCACGATTAAAAGCTTATGTCGAGGAACATTTCGAAGATGAAATCAACGAAGCTATTTGTTTAGCACCATTAGACTTTGATGACACTGCTTATGATTTATCGAAGGAGTGTTTCTAATGGCTAAAAAGATTAAAGTCGAATTAACGGAAAAGCAATGCTTGAAGGTTATAATGACGCTCGAAAGCCATTGTTTCGATATAGATGACGACACAACTGCAAAAGTAGAACAAAGGGTTATCAATAATGCAGTAGACGCAATGCTTGAAGGTTACGAAAAATGGAAGGAGTAGAGTGTGACTGCTACGGTTGCGTCACCATGCGCAAACCTTGCATCAATGAAGTTTTTGGAACTAGAAAATTAAACAAAGCAGAGGAAGCAGAATATAAATTTTTAAAACGTGAAGTCGATAAATGGTATGATGAACTTAATCGGCTTGACGCCCACCCAAACGTCAAAACAAATCTTTGGGTAGCACAAAAAGAACTAGCAAAGTTCACAAGCAAAAAAAGAACAGAAGGGGTAAACATATGACAAACCATTTTATAGCACTGGCTAAAGAATTAGGCCGTAGACCGACTGAAGCAGAAATTGGTCAAAGAATGAAAGAAGTGTTAGCTGTAAATCACGACAAGCTAAACGGTCAAACACAACGTAACAAAGTGACAGGCCACATGGCTTCTCAAAAATTTAAAGATGAAGCTAATGCTCATAGAGTAAAAGACAGTATTGAAGCGTCACCTAGAGTGCGAACAATTAACATTCTAATGCACTATAACCTAAATGCTAAACAAATTGCTAACGCTCTTAACTTAACTGTCAGAACCGTTAGAGATACCGTTCACCGATATAAATTGCCTCGCGCTGAGATACGTCCGATCAAAGGCAAAAGCAAAGATATAGTCGGAGCGTAACATGGAATACTTCACCATGCTCACCATCGTATATATCATGGGCGGTCAACCATTAGAGGCAAAGATATTATTTGCTAGTGAAGATGATTGTTGGAGTGTACTGCTAAACACAGATACTATTTATGACCAGATCAACGGACAAGCTGGTTTCTGTGAAGTGTCAGACTTTCCATCTAAAGTTGTTAGACCAAGAATTAGACCTAACAGTTGACATAAAAAATTAAACACTGTAGTATTTGATTTGCACAGTCGCGATATCGTGGCAGGGGTGTATAGAGTATGAGCTATACGCCCCTTTTACTTTTCTATAACCAAGCTCTAACAGAAAAACATGGGCAAGCTTTAGAAGCATACTCATTATGACCAGACACTTTGGTAATGCTTGGGAACTTCTTCTTGTAATCTTCTATTAGCTGACGCAACGCTGCTTCTTGTTCTGGCGTAAAGTTGTCAGAAAATTCTCCGTCAGCAATGCCGCCTCTACCACCAACTAGGCTTACCCCTATGGTAGTCTTGTTTCGGCCCCCAACGTGCGCCCCAGAGCGCTCTACAGGGCGTCCGTAGCCTACTGCACCATCCCTATGTATAACGGCATGATAGCCTATGTCAGACCACTTGCGCTCTTCAACGTGCCATCTGCGTATTTCTGCAACGACATCATCAACAGAATTGTTTACCATCCAGCTAGGGTTTGTTGCCGTAGCATGAATAATTATTTCGTCTATTTCTCTCATTTTTTACTATCCGTTCCTTTTAGTTTGTCGAATGATCTAGCGCCAGCCATGCCTAACATTCCTAAAAGCAAAGGCATCATAACGCTCATGTCAGCCTGTGGGATTATAACACCGAAACCAGCACAAATTGGGCTAACAATGTAATTAACACCAAGCCCTATTCCCCCCAGCCATCCTATGAGTGGACGCCAAGACGATTGGAACCAGTTGCCCTTCGCGTCAGCTTTCAATATTTCTAGCTGTGCTAATGCAAGCTCCTGACTATGGCGATCTGCCATCGTAGCCACCTCATGGGCTAGTTTAGCAGCTTGGTCTTTGTCCTGTATCACCTTCCCAAGTAGGCCGCTTACAGGTTCAATCAATTTGTCTAGCAATTATTTATCTCCCTCTATACTCATTGATGTTTTTTTATCAGACTTTGCAGAATAAGCGTTAAACCCCATAAACGCTGCGACAACACCACTGGCTGCAATAACGTATACAGACGCAATATCGGTTATCAACGAGGCTGCTTGGTCAAAGCCTAGAACACTAGCAAATAATATAATAAAAGGATAAATTAGCATCCCTGCGAGGGCGAAGCCAGTATAGCGCCTTTCGGCATCCCTCTTCAAATCCCTATCGTTTATCTCTAATCTACGTTCTTCCAGACGCAATTTTTCCCATTCGATTGGCTCTATAACACCATTACCATTACTGTCGGCTTTTTCGAACTCTTTCATTTGCATACTCCTGACATATGCGCCTATTATAACCTAATATTATTAATCGTCCATTTTTATCGTAAACAGCCCACTTTTTGCCATGCTCTATTGCGATTGGGTAGTTATCTCCAAACACAAAAGTTCCTGACTTGTGTGGTTTTTCATCACGCTTGCTTTCTTTTTTTCTTCTTGGCATTGGCTCATTTCAGGAAATGTAGCTATTTGGTAAAAACGTAAATTATCTGTATTTACAAATTGGATAAAAACCAAAACATAAATCATGGCAAGTAATCCCAGATGTTTAGCCAGCCCATGTAGTGGAGATAGGCCGTAGAGCCAATGAACGAGGCTGTGAGAAGCAAAACGATTGAAGCAACGGTAAGTGCCAGATCAGCCCTTTCCTGTGCCTCACGCTTCGCTAGACGCTCTCATTCGAGCTAT